TCCGTAGACGTTGACGCATGGAAAACGTACCGCCAAGAATTACGGGACTTGCCAGCCAATACGGCTGACCCAGCGAACCCTGCGTGGCCGTCGAAGCCGACCTGATATGACACGCGCCCTCGCCATAGCCCTCGTCTTGCTGGCCTTCCCCGCCGCCGCGCAGCAGCAAATGCCGTGCGCTCCAAGGACGGCGGTGGTGGCGGGCTTGAGCGGGCCAGATCATCGTGAAAAGCCGGTATATCGAGGCTTGGCTAACGGAAACTTAATCGAATTATGGCTATCAGACGAGGGTGGCTTTTCTATTATTTTGACTAGGGCAGAGGGTGGGCTTAGTTGCATGTTAAGTGCTGGCCACGCAATGCACATAGTAGACGAAGCAGATCAACCGACGCCGAAGCCCGGGCCTAAGTCGTGACTATTCGCGCGGAAAATATTGATACTGGAATGGTGAGCATGGGGATGGCATCTGCGGCCTGGAATTTCGTATTGGGCGATTTGAATATTCTGCTGGGCACTGGTGTTGCCTTGCTCTCGCTGGTCGTCTTGTGGCAACGGTTTCGTATCAATCGCCGTGAGCTTCAGAAACAAGACGCTGGCTATAAAGAGGGGCAGTGATGTTCTTCTTTGGATCAACCAGCAAAGCCCGACTTTTGGAGTGCGACCCCCGGCTGCAAACCATCTTGAACGCGGTGATCAAGCACATGGATTTCACTGTACTTTGCGCGACCCGGTCCCGGGCCGACCAAGAGGAGGCGGTGAGGAAAGGTCTCTCGCGCGCACAGTACGGGGAGAGCCCGCATAATTTCTCCCCGGCGCTCGCGGTTGATATCGCGCCGTATCCTGTCGATTGGAGAGACTTCGAACGGTTCTCCTTTCTTGGCGGCCTGATGAAAGGTGTAGCGTCTGCCGAAGGTATCGCCCTGACGTGGGGGTACGACTGGAACAACAACGGGACGCTCGGGAAAGACGACCCTGCGGAGAGCTTAATAGACGCTCCGCATTTTGAACTAAGCAATTGGAAGGAGTTAACCTAGTGGAAATGTTTATGACTGTTGTTGCGGCGATGCCGGATTGGCTGACTGCGATTACCGCTCTGGTTGCCGCGTGTGCGGGTATCGCCGCGCTAACCCCAACCCGGTCTGACGACAAAATTATTGGTGTGATCTTGAATGTCATCAACGTGATCGGCATGAATTTCGGCAAAGCGAAGAACGCTGACGCCGATGTTTAGCTGGGTGTCTCTGCTGTCGGGTATCGTCAAGATTGCCGGCATGATCGCGGGGATGTTTCGAGACGCGCGATTGCGGCGAGACGGAATGAACGCGGTTGCCGCTGCAAGCGCCGTCCGAACTGTGAAAGGCAGAATGGAAGCGTATGAAATCCGCACTGACGCTGATGCTACTGCTGTCGCTCGGCGCATGTCAAAGCGTCGTCGTTTTTGAGTGCCCGCCGTTTCCCTGGCCGGGGGACGGGGTCATCAGTTTCATGGACGCCGGTTCAAAGACTGATAGGGAAGTGGGCAACTGGTGGCGGGATATAGTCCGGCACGGCGTGGAGTGCCGGGCGTTGAAGGAGTGACAGGGGCAAGACATGGTGAGTATTGACGAACAACTTGGCCGGGACGAACGACGCCGGGTGCTCCTCCGCCGGAAGCGGGCGGCGTTGGTCGCCCGGGATGACCTGTTGGCGTTCGCCCGGCTGACGATGCCTGACCCCGACAACATGGAGGACCCTCGGGAAAGCAGATATTCCCCAGCGGCGCACCATAAACTAATCGTGGATGTTTTGATGGCGGTGGAGCGTGGAGACGAGCGCCGGGTCATCATCGCCGCCCCTCCGAGACACGGCAAGACGCAGATCACCACCAAGATCGCCCCAGCGTGGTATGTCGGTAGAAACCCCAAACACTCCGTCATCGTCGCCACCTACAACGAAAAGTTTTCCGGGGATTTGGGGCGAGCAGTGCGAAATCTGATGCGTTCGCCGCTCTATGCGCAAGTTTTCCCGGATGTGTGTCTCGAAACCGGGTCTCAGGCCAGCGATTACATGCAAGTCGCAGACGGCGGTGCTCTCGCTTTCGCCGGACGCGGCGGAACCATCACCGGACGCGGCGGGCATCTGCTGTTGATCGACGATCCTCTCAAAGGTCGGGAAGAGGCGGACAGCCCGACAATCCGGGACAAGCTCTGGTCCTGGTACAACAATGACCTCAAGACACGCTTGATGTCTGATACGGGCCGGATCATCCTCATCCAGACCCGGTGGCATGAAGACGATCTAGTGGGGCGTCTGACTGATCCTATGAACCCACATTACGAGCCCGCAGAGTCAGCGGCGTGGAGGGTCGTAAACCTTCCTGCGCTCGCAGAAGACAATGACCCGCTAGGGCGTCCCGTCGGGGCGGCGTTGTGGCCGGAGAGGTTCAGCGCCAAACATCTTGAAGGTGTTCAGCGCGCGGACCCCCGGGGTTTCATGGCCCTGTACCAGGGTAAGCCGAGCCCCGACGATGGCGAGTTCTTCAAGGCCGAACACATTGCCGAATATGGCCGGAGTGAACTCCCACGCAAGGAGGCTCTGCGGTTTTACGTCGCCTCTGACCACGCTGTCTCAACCAAACAGGGCCGGGACAAGACCGTTTTGATCCCTGTCGGGGTAGACGAAGAGGAGAACATTTGGATCATGCCGGAGGTCTGGTGGCGGCAGCAACCGACTGATGTTGTTGTCGAAGCCATGTTGAACACAATTCAGATGTTCCAACCGTTTTGGTGGTGGGCCGAGCGGGGTCACATCACGAAATCAATCGGGCCTTTCCTCCGTAAGAGAATGATCGAGGAACGGACGTTTTGTGCGATAGACGAAATTGTCCCTATTTCAGACAAACAGACCCGGGCGCAGTCGATACAGGCGCGTATGGCGCTGGGGAAGGTCCGTTTTCCAAAATTCGCGACCTGGTACCCTGCGGCCAGGGATCAACTTTTGAAATTCCCGCACGGGACCCATGACGATTTTGTGGACGCCCTGGCGTACATAGGGCTGGGCCTGAACAAAATAGTTCCGTCGCGATACGCGAGCAAGAACCGCCGCCGGAAGGAAGAAGACCGCCCGGGGTCTCTGGCCTGGGTGAAGGCCAATTCCAGCCGGGAAAAACGGGAAGCCAACTTGCGGGTTAATACAAGCGGATGGTGACGGGCTAATACAAGTGGATGATGAAAATGGACAACGAATACGATACTGATCTTAATAACGAAACAGGTGCCGGGGATAAGGTGATCATGCGTGAACGCCCGGACCCCAAAGAAGCCCGCGCCTCTCTGGTCCGCAAGTGGCAAAGCCGCGTAGCGGGCGCCAAATCCCATTTTGAAAAAACTTTCAAGGGGATGCGGGCTGATCAGCAGTTTGTTAGAGGAAAGCAGTGGGGCACACAGCAACGCCAAGAGAGATACGTCGCCAACGTGGCGCATCGGCATGTGCAGCAGAAGACCGCTTTTCTCTACGCCAAAAATCCGCGTGTCTCCGCCAAGACACGGGCCCGTTTGGTGGGTACCGTCTGGGACGGGTCTAACAAACATTTGATGACTGCGATGCAGGCCCTCGCAGGGGGCGAGCCTTCTCCCGAGGCGCAAGCTATCGTGCGGGAAGCCGAGACCGCCCGGAGCCACAACCAAATGCTGCGCCGGGTCGGAGACACGCTGGCGCATCTCTATGAGTACAACCTCGACGAACAGACAGACCCCTTTAAGTCCATGCTCAAGCTGACCGTGCGCCGCGCCGTTACGACCGGGGTCGGGTATGTCAAACTTGGATTTCAGCGGGTAATGGAGACCCGCCCGGATGTGAAATCTAAAATTGCTGATTATTCTCAGAGACTTGCGACCCTCGAACGGTTGGCTGCGGACACGGCGGACGGGGAGATCAAGAAGGACGACTCCGGGGCAGAGGAGTTGCGCTTATCAATCCAGGCCCTCCAAAAGGAGGAACAGGTCTTGTTGCGGGAAGGGCTGGCTTTCGACTATCCGAATAGCGCGAGCATCATCCCTGACCCAAAATGCACAAATCTCCGAACGTTTTCTGGGTGTGATTGGGTGGCGCAAGAATACTTGCTGCCCCCCGAAACGATCCAGGAGGTATACGGGATCGATGTCGGTAACCACTATCGCGGTTATTCGAAGCAGAACGATGAAGGGGGTGACCTGATCGCGGAAGTCGTCGGCCAGATGGAGGCCGGGAGCGACGAGGGTGAAAGCACGGGGCAACCAAACGCCATGGTTTGGGAAATCTACCACCGGGCCGATGGGCTGGTGTATGTCATTTGTGACGGATACCCCGATTTCTTGCAGGAGCCCGAGGCACCGGATGTCTATCTGGAACGGTTTTGGCCCTGGTTCCCATTGGTTTTAAACGAGGTTGACGACCCGAGCGATGTCTTCCCTCCGAGCGATGTGGCTCTGATCCGAGACATGCAACACGAGTACAACCGGGCCCGCCAAGGCTTGCGGGAGCATCGTCGTGCTAACCGGCCCAAAACGGCAGTTGCCGCCGGGGTGCTCGATGAGGAAGATGTCTCCAAGTTGCAAACTCACCCGGCCAATGCGGTCATAGAGTTGAACGCTTTGGCCCCCGGGCAATCTGTCGATCAGGTCTTGCAGCCGGTCAAAAACCCGCCGATTGACCCGGCGCTGTACGAAGTCCACAGCGTCTACGAAGACATTCTGCGGGTGGTGGGCGTCCAAGAGGCGACACTGGGCAGTGTCTCCGGGGCAACGGCAACGGAAACTTCGATTGCGCAAAGTTCCCAAGCCAGCGCCACTCAGTCGAACGTGGATGACCTGGATGAAGTCTTGACCCTGGTGGCGCGGGCCGCCGGGCAGATTTTGTTCGCGGAGACGTCGGAGGAAACGGTCAAGCGGATCGTGGGCCCCGGCGCGGTGTGGCCGCGCATGTCCCGCGAAGATATCGCTGCGGAAATCTTCCTGGAGATCGAATCCGGTTCGACCGGCAGACCTAACCAAGCCCAGGAAATCCAGAACGCCGAACGCATTTTCCCTCTGCTGTTGCAAATTCCGGGTATCAGCCCTGAATGGCTCGCGAAGGAGCTTCTGCGCCGGTTGGATGACCGGATTAATCTCGCAGAGGCGTTCGATGTGGACATGGCGTCAGTGGTCGCGCAGAACCAAAACACCCAGCCAGCGACCGGAGACTCGCAGACAGACCCGCAAGCCCAGGGGCCCCAGGGCGGGGCGAATACCCCCACCCCGGAACAACCCCCCGTTCCAGAATTAGGCGGAATGCCGCCTAACATGCCGTTGAATTAGATGGTTTTTTGGTGGTTTGTTTGTTATTGCGGAAGACACAAGACATGTGCTAAGACAAGAGACACGGCTTAAAAACCGTTTATTTTCAGGAGGCGTTACGTTGGAAGAGTCGCTGCCCAACACAGAACACAACATCGACGATACCCCGGAAACGGAGGATGCGTCCCCGTCGAGCGCGGAAGCCCAGGGCTGTGAGCCCGAGACGATGCTTGACGCTGTTGCCGACAGCGTTGACATGGAGTTTGAGGCCGACAGTGATTTAAATGTCGAAAATGAACTCGCTGAATCTCAGGCAGAAGAGGAACTCCCCGAACCTCAAGAAACCGGTACGGACCCGCGAACGGACACCGACCAAGTTGAAGCTGGAACGTCAGAAGAAACCGAAGATCAACCGGAAGACGGGGACATCCCCGATGAGCCGGACGAAGCCGAGTTGGATGACTACAAACCCAAGACACGGCGTCGGATCGAAAAGTTGCTGACCGAGCGTAACGAACTCCGGCAGACACAGGCGCAATACCAGCCCTTTGTCGAAGCCATGACGAACAGTGATATTTCTCAAGAGGACATGTCTTTGCTCTTAGGGGCGGGGGCTGCGTTACGACAGGGAAATTACGAAGCGTTCTTGGCGGGGGTTCTACCTTATGTCGAACAAGCCCAGGCTATGTTGGGTGAACGACTGACGCCCGATCTTGAGCAACAGGTTTCCGAAGGATACGTCTCCCCCGAGGCTGCCCGGGAGTTAGCGCAACGTCGCGCTTTCGCCGAACACGGACAGCACGAGGCGGAACGTGCCCGGCAACGAAGCGAGGCTGAATCAATGGAGGCCCACGCGACGAATGTCCAACGAACCATCTCCGATTGGGAAACGGCGGCCCGCCAGCGCGATCCGGACTATTCACAGAAACAGGACGCCGTCCGCCGGTACGCAATGGCACTTATTCAGGAGCGGGGCTTGCCTCGAACTGCTGAAGAAGCTGTCAATTACGCCGACGCAGCATATGAGGAGGTGTCGAAGTTGATGCGATCTGCGGAATCGCCGCGCCGCCCGACCCGGCCCACCCCTAACGGTGCCCTGTCTTCAAATGCTCATGGAGCTAAAGGAGAGCCAAACAGCCTTATGGATGCAGCTTTGCAAGGGCTGGCCTCTGTTAGCTCCGGATAACGGAGACGTAAGACCATGGCGTTTACAACCGCTGAAGTAACGAGTATCGCGAATGCGAGCCTCGATTTCTACCTGAACAAAGGTAAAGCCTTTGATCAGTCTATCCAGAAGAAACCACTCCTCGACCGTATGCAGAGGGCTAAGAAAACCTTCACTGGCGGTAGAGGAGACATTTCTGTTGGCCTTAAAGGCACCTACGGTGCCGGTGGGACCAACGATGGCGTCACGGGTTATACCCACGATGACACGGTGTCATTTTATACCCCGGCCAACATCGACCGCGCCGCGTACACTTGGCGTGAGATGCACATTGGTATGGCGTTGACCCACACCGAACTGAAGATTGACGGCATTTCGGTGGAAGACACGAACGGCGAAGGCACCCGCTCACATTCCAAGCGGGACATGCACACGCTGGTTGGTCTGCTCGAAAACAAACTGGAAGATTTGGGCGAACAGTATTCTTCGACCATGAACACTCTTCTATGGGGTGACGGCACTGGTGACGCGAAAGCACTCGCTGGTGTTCAGTCAATCATCTCAGCCACTCCGACGACCGGTACGGTGGGCGGTATCAACCGTGCAACTTCCGGCAACGAGTGGTGGCGCAACCGGGCCCGCACGGCGGCTAACGGCACTACTGCCGTTACCTCTGCTGCAACCAGCGGTGGCGTCCTTCTGCAAGCTCTGCAAGAGGAACACCGTCAATTGACCCGGTATGGCGGAAGCCCGAACCTCGCACTCTGCGGGTCGGACTTCATCGCTGCGATGGAGACCGAACTTCGGGCCAACGGTAACTACTCACAAACCGGTTTCGCTGATGGCGGAAACGACTTTGCCGTTACCGGTGTCAACTTCATGGGGCAGAAGTTCATCTACGATCCGTCGTTGGATGATCAGTCTCTTCAGAAACGTTGTTACTGGCTGGATACCAAGGGCGTCTTTTTGATGTGCATGGATGGCGAGTGGAACCGGGCGCATACCCCGGCCCGTCCGTCGAACCAGTTCGTAATGTATCGTTCCATCACTTGCACCGGCCAGATGGTCGCGCGCCAGTGTAACTCGTCCTTGGTGATCGACATCCTCTAACCAGGGACTTTCCCGCCGCTGACTTGTTCAGGGGCATCAGAGACCCGAGGGCTCACCCTCCCGGTGCCCTCGGGTCTCAATCATCTAGGAAAGACACCATGCACCTTTGCACTTGTGAAATAGCGGTTGCCGGAGACCTCCGGAACACCGTCATCCGTGGCGGGCACGATCCGGTTACCTTCCCCGAAGTCAGTATCTTGAAATTCCTCCATGGGGAGGCCGCAGTCACGAACGTTGAGGTTTGCGGCGAGGTCGATAGAGACCCCGGGGAAGAGAAAGCCCGACTGATAAGCAAATACCCGGGGCAGGCCGTTGAAACCTTATTCCCCGGTACCAAACCGCCTATGGAGACGGAGGTACGCGGGTATAAGCAACCATCGAAAACCGGCAAGAAAGCGTCCGGGCGTGGCGAAGCCACTCCGTTCAATCCTGTCACGGGGTGATAGAGTATGCCTACCGGTGTCCAACTCAGCCAGTTAGTGTCCGACTTACGGAGTGAACTAGGCCACTCCGTAAACGTGGCGCATGGCGTCAACTCGAAAGAGAATATGCAGTATGTGCTCCGGCGCACACAGCATATCCTTTACGAGGAACATGATTGGCCTTTCCTGCTGGTTGACCGGGACATCCCGGTCTACGCCGGGCAGTATCTCTACAACTACCCCGGAGACATGCCTTTTGAGGTAATCAACGCCGCGTGGTTCCAAGAGGGCTCACGCTACACGGGGATGGACTACGGGATCACTATTGATGATTTTAACCTTTACGACACCGCTGCGGATGAGCGGTCGAACCCTGTCCTGAAATGGAGACACCGTCCTGACGAGGGGCAGTTTGAGATTTGGCCGGTGCCCAGTATCAGCGGGACGCTCCGCTTCCGGGGATCATCCGAACTTGACGCCATGGTTGACGACGACGACGTCTGTACGTTGGACGCCAACCTTATTGTTCTTCACGCTGCCGCCGAATTATTGGCCCGGCAGAACTCGGCGGATGCCCGGTTCAAGGCCGAATTAGCTCGAAAACACCTTATCAAACTCTTGAGTAACCAAGGCGCGCAGAAGAGACGCTCATGGGTTATGGGCGGGGGCAACCCTGCGCCTGCACTGCGCCCGGGTATCGACTACATCCCGACACGGAGCTAGTGTTGTGGCCTTCTTTCTCATCGAGGATTTCAGGGCGGGGCTGGACGTCCGCAAGGCGTCTGACACGGCACCAGCCGGGACACTGACGCAATTCGACAACGCGCATGTCTCTGCTGGCGGCGAGATCGAGAAACGCCTTGCCTTCAGTAGCCGGTACACCCTGCCGTCGAGCACCTTCGGACTTTGTACGCTTGAAAATCAGATATACGTCCACGGGACCGCCTCCAACCCATTGACCGGGGCGCACCCGAACACAACTTATTTTCAGGTCACGACGTCCACAGGGTCTAACTTGTCGAGTATGGTCGATTGGGATGTTTACGACGGACAGATTTATGCTGTTTTTGAGCTTGCAGACGGTACCATCGATCATTTTTACAACGGTTCTCGGGTAACCGCCGCCGCCGGTAAGGGCCGGTATATCAAAACATTTCAGACCAAGATGTACGCGGTTGAGAACAAGACGCTCAATTTCAGTAATGCAGGGAGTTGCACCGGTTGGACGGGCACCGGGTCCGGGTTTATCAATCTGGCGCAACAAGACGCCCGGGGCGTCGATGCGGTGGGTCTTGAGGTCTATTTCAACCAACTCGCAATCCAGAGCCGCCGGGTGACCGACATTTGGGCGATGGACGTGGACCCTGCGAACAACGCACTTCAGCAGACATTACACCAGACAGGTACTCTCGCGTCTCGCTCTGTGTCTCAGTTCGGCAATGGCGATGTGTTCTATCTGGCGGACAGCGGTTTGCGGTCTCTGCGAGCCCGGGACAGCTCCAACGCGGCGGCGGTTTCCGACATCGGCTCGCCTATCGATCCGCTACTGGTTGCCCACATTAACACGCTTGGGGAAACCTCGACCGCCTTGGCTCAAAGCGCCGTGGAACCGGTGACCGGGCGTTTTTGGCTCGTGCTAGGAGACACCGTCTATGTCTTGTCGTATTTTCCCGGACCCAAAATTACGGCGTGGTCGCAATATGCACCGGGGCTGACCTTCGATCATGTCGAGGCGCTGGGAAACACCCTGGTCGCCCGCGCCGGAGACGAAGTTTATACTTTTGGCGGCTCTGACGGTAAGACCTATGACAGCTCTGAAACACAAATCACTACACCGTTTCTGTCGATTACCAACCCGGCCAGGACAAAGACTTTTGAAGGCGTTGACGTTGCATGTGTTGGGACCTGGAAAATCGGTGTTGCCTTCGACCCCTTCAACCCGATTTACGAAAATGTGGGCACAGTAACCAACTCCACCTACCGCACGGGGCGGCTTGAAATGGCCGGGGCCGGTACGCACATTTCTGTGCAACTGACTTCTTCTGACGCTTCCGCCGCGAGCGTGGCGAACGTGGGGGTCCACTATTCCGGCGGGGAGGTGGGCTGATGGGGGTGACCCTGACCCAAGGCCCCGATATAGAGGGTCTACGGCACATAACCACTAATATGCGGTCAAGGGACAAAGACGAAATTTACGCTACCCGGTGGGACGATTGCCCCGATTTCCTGGCCGAGCAGGCGGCGGGCAGCGGAGGTTTTCAGTGGCTCGCCCGAGTGGGGGAAGAACCCGCAGCAGCAATTGGCGCGACCCCGCTTTGGCCTAACGTCTGGTCCGTCTGGGCATTTGGGACAAAGAGTTGGCCTCGATGTGTTTTATCGCTGACAAAACATGTGAAAAGAGTTATGATTCCTGCATTACATCAGGCAGGGGCCCACCGGGCCGAATGCCGCGCGTTAAAGACGCATACGGAGGCTTGCCGCTGGCTGGAAATGCTGGGGGCGCGAAAAGAGGCCGAGTTAGCTGGGTTCGGTCGCCAGCGTGAAGATTTCAACCTTTACGTTTGGAGACAGAGCGATGTGTTTCTTCGGCAGCAAACCCAGAATAGATAACACCCCGGCAATCCAGGCCCAACAAGAGGCGGAGCAAGCGCGGGAACGGGAAGATACCCGGGCGGCGGATATTGCCCGGGGACAAGCCAGTATCGCAGAGAATTTCTCGCAGTTTGACGAGCCATTCTACGACACCCGGCGGACGGCGTATGTCGATTACGCCACCCCGCAATTGAACGAACAATTTGGGGACGCAGAAGAGACCACTAACTATAATTTGGCGCGCCAGGGCCTCCTACGAAGCCAGGAGGCAATAGATCAGATCGCCCGCTTGAACGAACGTTTCGCATTTCAGAAGGCGAACATATTGGCCGACGCAGATAGCCACGCACAAGAACAGCGCGCGGACGTTGAGAATAATAGACAGAAACTCCTAAACCAGCTTGACGCCTCTGCGGACCCTGATGCCGCCGCGAATAACGCGCTGACCCAATCCAATTTTCTCAGGACATCGAAACCAGAGTTCTCTCCTTTGGGGTCGATGTTTGGTGACATGATGTCCGTTGCGAGTAACTACCGGGAAGGGCAACGGGACGCCGACGCCCGCAAGATCGCGGAGCAATACACGGTGCCTGCGCCTGGACTGCCAGGGTCCAAGGGCAGCGGAAAAAATTATAAGTAGGAGACCCGCATGTGTGATCCAGTAACCATAGCCGGTATGGCTCTTTCCGCCGCTGGTTCGATGATGAACAATAGGACACAGCAGAAATACCAAAAGGCGCAAATAACCGCCAATAGGCAGGCCAGCGATGCCGCGCGGCAGCTTCGTGAGGCTGAATTTCAACGACAAGACGCGCTCAAACAAAAAGCCTTTGCTGGTCTACAAGACAACATTGACGCCCACATTCTGGACACCCAGGAAGATCAAATGTCCGGGGAAGAAGACCGCGTCAAACAAATTTTCGAGGAAAATATCCCGGCGGCAGACACAAACAACGCCCTGTTGTCGGGGCAACAGAACGCCGGAACGAATTTTGACGACGCCGCTGCGAAGACCCTGGCAGACAGCAGTGAACAGACCCGGAAGCGACTTAATGCTTTCGCCCGGTTGCAATCGTTCGGCGGATCGCGAGACGCCAACATGTTCCGGCACCAAGGCACAAACCGAATTATCGGGACGCAAGGGGGCCTGCGGGCCAGCAGTCTTGGCGCGACACAGGCCGGGCAGGGTGCCGTGCTCAACAACCCTGCGTATGTAGCGTCGGGCAGTACGACCTTGGGTGACGTAATGATGGGCGGGGGCAAGGCCCTGGGGTACGCCGGAGGCCAGGGTTGGAAACCGAGCTTCTCAGCAGGCAATGCGGCACCGCCGTCCCTGGGCACGGGGCCCGCCGTCAGTTGGTGGAATACATAAAGGACATATAAAATGGCGGCGTACACAACAAATCCCGGGTTGGCGGAGGCATTAGCTGGTTTCGGAAAATCCCTTTTCCCCGACAGCAGCAAACAGATGCAGGCGGCGTATACCCGCGCGCGCGCCGACCGGGCGAACCAGCAGCGTCTCCAGGTGATCCAACAGATGGAGATAGCAAGGGCACAGGAAGCCCGGGACGCCGCAGAGGCGAAACGGAAAGTCGCCTTGGCCGAAGAAAAAACCGCCGTATCAGATCGTCTTGGGAATGTCCTGTCCCGCCAAGGTAAAATTGAGGGTTCGGTGACACCGTTAGTGCCGCAAGGGGTTACCCCCAAGCAATTCATTGGCCCCATGCGCCCGGGCGTGAAGCATGACATATATGATCAGAGTGATCTCGCCCGTGTCTTGGCACGCGCGGCGGGGCACAAGGACATGGCAGCCGCCAGCAACCAAGCCGTCGCCACAACCCACGCCATGACCGGCGGAGATTTTGGGCAAAGACAAGCGGCCTTGGGCGGTTCCAGTAACTCCAGCAATATGGATACTCTGGCTGCCCGTCGCCAGACAGCAAAACTCCGCGACGCCCAAAAATACGCTGCCAAAGTTAATGAACTGAGGGTGGAGGCGGGTCTCAAACCCATAGACCCCGACAAGATTTTGCCAGTGGCCCTGCAAAAAGTTACCGGTCTAACCCAAGGTAATGCAAACGACCGCAGCGACGCGATTTCAGCGCGGGATGCAGCCGAAGCCCTGGCCCTAGAAGATAGAAGGAGCGCGGGTTCGCTGGCTGTTGCGAACGCCGACAACGCCGGAAAGCTCGCTCGTATTGCCCCCCAAGGCGCGGCGGATACGCAAAGAGAAGTCGCTGTCCAAACGCACAAAAACATCGGCACGGCGGACGTCGCCAACATCGACAACGCCGGAAAGCTCGCTCGTATTGCCCCCCAAGGCGTGGCGGATACGCAAAGAGAAGTCGCTGTCCAAACGCACAAAAACATCGGCACGGCGGACGTCGCCAACATCGACAACGCCGGAAAGCTCGCTCGGCAAAACATGGAACCGGTAGACGTTGGCGAAACAGACACAGCTTTTCTTCCCCCGGGTCACCCGCTGCGTACTGACGCGAACCAGGGTGTTCTGCTGGGCGCTGGCGCACGGCCCAAGACCGAAGGTGAAGCCGAAGCACTCATTAATCTGACCGCAGGCGGGCCCTACGACGGCACCGGTAAAGATAATCAGTCGCTTAACATCGTTCACAACTTCAATAAATACTACCGGAACCCGGAAGCCCGGGGAAAGCTGGGCCCGGACCATATCGCGATGTACGCCGCCGCGTACCACGAACTGTACGGCCCCAAGAAGGTGCGGCTGGGTGTCTACAACAAGCATACGGGCGAGGTCGCTCAACAATGGGTGGACCAACCCGGGATCGCCCCGACACGGGGCGTTGTTGACCCCGAGAAACTTTACGCGGCGCAAGAAAACCAGTCACGCTCGCCCGCACCGCCCCCCGTGTCTCGTGTCTCCGATGGCGGTGACGCAGCGGAACTAATGGCCGCAGACGCCGCCACACAACAGGAGGCCGAAGCGGATGAAGACTTCAAGGCTAACCGGCATAATCAGCCACCCCCACTTAGTACCGCCGGTGAGGAAGCCGTTATTATCGCCGGTACGGTGATGCCCCCCAAAGCCCGTACCGAAATGCGCGCGAAGGCTTACGAGTATTGGGGCCGCATGACAATCGGCGAGGCGGGACTACAGAGTAGTATAGACGCCGCAGGCGGTGTCCCGGACGTCTATAATTTCTTTTGGGCCGCCCCGAGCCAAACCATCGGCGGTATGTTGTTAGGGAATGCGATGGCAAGCTCGGAAGCCAAGGGCTATATGGCGTCCGCGCAGCTATTCTTGAACGCCATACTCCGTCGGGATAGTGGTGCGGCGGTCCCCTTAACTGAATACCCGCAGTATTGGTCGCAGTTTATCCCCCTGCCGAATGACGACCCCCAAACGCTGATGCGTAAGAAGTGGGCCCGAAAGAGTGCCACGGACCTTATGAAAAAGAACGCCGGTCTTACCCCGAGCGAACTCCTGGAGGCGACTAAAAGAGAAGCAGAATTTTTAGTGCAAGACGCGGCTCTCAGAGAGCAGCCGGGCCAGCAATCCGGCGACAACTCGCAAGTGAAAGCTTTGATGGAAAAATACGGTAAAAACGGTAAAAGTTGATGGCGGGGTACACCATAGAAGAACTCTCCCAGGCGCTGATACGGGCCGACGCAGCCGGTGACACACAGGCCGCCCAGAGGCTCGCGGCGGAGATACGAGCATTACAGGGCCCGCAGGCGGGGGCTACGCAAGAAACCTCGTCTCCAAAGTCCAAGGGTTTTGGTGAAAGTGTACTCCGTGGCGGCGGGCAGTTCTTGTCCGGGGTGAACGAAGGGTTAGCGACAATAGCGGGTGCGCCGGTTGATTTGATGCGGGGCGCGCTGAACTACGGCATTGACGGCGTCAACTATGTCGCCGGGGCTGACATCGATCAATTACCGCCCGGGTATGGTGGTTCTAAACAAATCAAAGGTGCCCTGTCCGACGTCGGGGCCGTGACACCGGTAGACACCGAGTTTAAGACTTCGCGTAAAGTCGGCGATTACACGGGCATGGGGCTGGGCACGGTCCTGACCGGGGGTGCTTTAGCCCCAACAACGGTTGGGGCGACCAGGGTCGGGCAAATACTTTCCGCGCCGACCGCCCATATAGTTAGAAACCCCGCATCCGGACTAGCGAAAACTCTTGTGGGTGAAACAGCAGCGTCAGGCGGCGCGGTTGCGGGCGAGAAATACGGAGAAGGCTGGGGCGCGGGCGCGGGCGAAAACATCGCGGAATTGGTTGGTGCCGACGCCGAGACAGGCCAGCAGTACGGTGCGTCTACGGGTAAGACACTGGGCGGTTTGCTGGGCGCGCTTGCCCCGACGGCGGCGACGGGCGTGGCTGTGGGCGGCCTCAAAACGACATTGGGGCACCCCAATAGCGAAAAAATCTATGACGCTTTAGTCAGTCAAAACATGACCCCCAGCCCTGGGCTTGTCGGTAACAAGGCGGCGAGTTTCCTAGAGAATGCCACGGCGAATGTGCCGGTGGTCGGGGCCCCGGCGTTGTTAAAGCAGCGTCGTCAAAATAGACAGTTCGGAGACGCAGTTGAAGATATCGCGGGTTTCCGGCGGGGGCACTTTAACCAGTTGGACCCGATTGATGAGGCCAGCGTCGGGAACAAGATCGCGACCGTCGCTGATGCCGCCGCCCAACGTATCCGCAAGGAAATCGACCGACGTGAGACCGCTCTGGAACGTAAAATCGGCCCAAACACCCCGGTTGATGTCTCCGGGACACGGCGGGCTATCAAACAACAAATCCCGCACACTGACGCGAGATTGGCGGACGGCCTTTCTGCTGAAGCCAGAAACCTTGAACGCAACACTGTGCCGAGACATGCAACTTTGCGCGGATTGCTGATGGCGGATAAACGCGCTCTTGCAAAACAGCTAGAGCGCACTAAGCCGGGGACCGAACAACACGCCCGGCTTCAGACCCAACTTGCGGGCATCGAAGCTAAGATTCTTAAAAACCAACAAGTACCCTGGGAAAAAATGCGGGACTACCGGTCAGGTGTCGGCAAATCCGTAGACGGAACCCAGGGCCTTCCGCGCGGACACCGGAAGGGGATTTACGCTGGTGTCACCAGAGACGCCGACCGGGTTGCGCAAGACACGGGACACCTTGACGAATGGAAGCGCCTGCAAGGTGATGAGCGCCGTTGGCTCCGCAAGAACGAAACTTTAGATCAGGGCGGAGACGTGCCGTATCTCGAAAAGCTGGCAGGCAAGGAGGGCGGCGAAGTTTACAACCACGTCATCACGGGCGGACGGCAGAACTGGGAACGTCTGGACGCCCTCAAGCGAAACGTTAAGCGTGAAGAGTGGGACGACATCAGCGCCGACGTCATCGACCGTATGGGCCGGGCGTCGGAAGGAGACCACATTTTGGGTGGAGAGTTCAGCCCCGCGAAATTCTTGACCAATTGGCAAAAGCTCAGTGAACGTTCAAAGACCCTGCTTTTTGATAGCCCGGTCGTCCGGCGGGATATGAATGAGCTAGCTGCTGCGGCTTCTGGGTTCAAAGCCCGGGGGCGCGCCGGTAATCCCTCTGGGACAGCGTCATCCCTTATGATAGGCGCTGGCGGCCTAGCTACTGGCGCGGGGTTGATGACAAGCATCCCGGCCACAGCCGGTGTGGCGACAGGCATCGCGGCCACGTCTGGGGCCGTGTCTTCGACTGCCCTGGCCCGGATCATCGCGGGCAAACACCCTGGAATCGCAGAGCGCCTATTACGACGTCTCCCGGGGCGCGCGGCAGCCGCAACCAATGAAGCGTTGGCGCAAGACCCGGAGGATCAAACCGGTGTCTCGACGAGCCCGTAGGGAAAACGATTTTTGACTACGCGAATCTTCAGTGGGTGTCGCGACCCCTTTCAACGTGTCACACAGGAGATTGAGACATGACTACACGGACCAAAGGGCACCCACAGCCAAACATGGGTGTACTCACTGTCGCCACCTTGCCTAGCACGGCGGGCGCAGTGGAAGAAGGAGACGTCGCCTACGCCTCCGACGCCCGGAAGGCGGGGGAGACGGCGACCAACGGCAGCGGGTGCTTGGTGTTTTACGATGGTACCAATTGGATTGCTGCTGACACCGGAGCAACCGCTGCGGCCTAACGCGATTTTAGGGGGAGGTGTTTTTATCTCCCCCTAAACTTGCAGACCAAGATAATAGTGGTGCCGCCGGGGAGATTCGAACTCCCGACTTCCCCCTTACCAAGGGGGTACTCTACCCCTGAGTTACAGCGGCGCAAATTGTTAAGTGCCGAACTTCGGTATCTCCCGGTTAAAAATACTCCGTTAAAACAATTACTTAACTCTCTTAACCCACCCTTACCAAGAATGTGCTCCCAACAAAACCGACACAAGCGATACTGCCAATCCCTTAGAAACCCTAACATTCTGTGATAGTCTATCTGGACACAACAGGACAAAACGGACAAATTTTGTGCCGAAATGCGGCACTTTCGAGGGATAGTGCCGCATTTCGGCACCCGTATCAAACTCGCCTATTCACTGCGTTCTTCAGATAATCCGGGCTGTGGTGCCCGTAGACCTTGGTGACAGTCTCGACAGTGTCACCTAGAACTCCAGCGACGTCCCAGACCGATACTCCCGCACGAAGCATCAACGTCGCGGCGGTATGCCGCAAGACGTGGGGCGTGACCCACGGGTAAGGGGTGCGGTGCCTAAACGTGTCAAAGGTCTTCCGGATGTCCCCGGGGTCGTCCAGAACAAAACTTCCTCGGCGCTCGGCGTATGCTTTTTGGAGCATCGGCAAGAGCCTGTCGGAAATCGGCACGGGGACCCGGCGCTTTTTGCTGGTCTTGAGCTTTGGGTCTCGGAAGTCAATCAATTTTTCGGATAGACATACCCGGTCCCAGGTCAACCCTTGTATCGCGGATTTGCGCGCCCCGGTGTCTAGGGCTATCGCCACGAAACGGGTCAGACGGGTTAGACGAGGTTTGCCGGAGCTGTGTTTCCCCGCCAGAGCCAGGAACTCGTTTTCCTGTTGCTCGTTAAGCCATAAATCTCTGGGGGGCCCAGAAGGCGGCAGCTCGATATGCGGGGTGTCTCCAGCGGAGACAAGCCTGTTTTTGAATCCAAAATTTAAGATTGTACGGAGCGCGCCTAAGTCTCGTCGTAGGGTTCCGTCTGCTACATTACGAAGCACACGAAATTTTAAAAAATCGTCGGGAGCGATTTCGCGCGGGGTCATGTGACCAAAAAACCGGACGATGTGCTGGACACCGAACATTTGGCCCGCGCTAACGCCCCGGGCTAGGGCGCTACTCTTATACTGGGCGGCGATGTCGGCGATAGTCGGGTCGGCCAACGCCTTGGCTATCGCCTGTTCTTGCTTGATGAACTCAGCAAGGACAAGTTTCGCCTCGTTGAGATTTGCCGTCCGCGTTGTAAGAGTTTTTGTTCTGTAACCAGGACCGCTCCCATCTTTTTCGGAGTAGCGGATTTCGTAGTTCTTTCCGTAACGGCTTTTTGCGAGGGTTGGGTTGAGCATTCTCTACCTCTTTCAAGAAAATCCAAAAGGTCTATCAGCTTGATGCGGATTGGCTTGCCTCGGTAAAAGGGTAACCTCCCCGACTGCCGCCACCGCGCGACGGTCCGGGTAGACACCCGGGCCAAGACGGCGGCCTCGGTCTGCGTGATCAGCCGCACAGCGTCAATCGTCGTCGTACTTCGAGATCATTGACACGATTTCTGCGGCCAGAGTTAATGGCACCAGTTTGTTTACTTGGAGGTGGACCTTGTCCCCGTGCCCGGCGATTGACGTCAGCGCAACTTCCGGGTTCTCCCGGTCAACTGTCGCGGCGGTTATGTCGGGGGCAAGTTCTTCCGGGGTGACGTCCAGCGCGTCCGCCAATAATGCTAGGTTCTTCGGGTCCGGCAAAGACGTGCCTTTGAGGTACACGCTGATCCGGTCACGCGATTTTGCCACCTTGTAGCCACGCTCATCGAGTTTGGTGCCAAATGCGCGGCGGGCCAAGTCCGACTGACTTAACCCTTTTTCCGTCATCTTGTCATAAAGTTTTCGGGCGAATTGTTCGATTTCGAGTTTTTCGATATTCGTCCGGCCCCCAACGGGGGATAAGCGACGATTAGGCGATTTAGACATCATGTGGCCTTCCACTTATCGGCCCGCGTGGGTGTCCCAGGGGCGCACCAAACAATATGTTAGTGTTGTGTTGTAGTGTCAAGAGGATTCGGGCAAACAAAACAACAAAATCCCACGGATTGTGATTTGGCAGTTGACCGATGGATACAACATGTGGTTAGTTTGGTTGGAATAGAACAAGACAACGCACAACATGTTGATTTCAGATTGGAGCCAAAATGGATTTGGAGAACTCAACACCGCCCCCGAAGAGCCCGGATTGGGACGCGCGAGAGCTGATAAAGAGAGCCGGAGGGTGCGTTGCCATCCGCCGGAATACCAAGGCCCTGGGGTACCGGGTACCGTCCGCGCCACAGGTCTATATGTGGCAGAACCGGCAGCGCGTTCCCAGTGAATGGGTAGCGGTCTTGCTTCTCCTCGCAGAGGCGCGTGGTGAGGTGGTAGCTCCGAAAGAAGTCATCAAAAACATCGTGACGAACCCCGGCGCGGATTTACTGCGTTTTCCCGCAAGAGAAAATCACACGCCGAGTTCCGACCCCTTCACCTGACGGAGAAAGGAGCGCAGATGCCGGAGTCAGACAAAACCGACAAATACCTCAAAGGTCGCCGGGAACTCCAGGAAGACTTACGGAGAACCCGTAAAGAGTATCTGCTGATTGACGGGCGGAGAACCCAACTTAAACGAAGAATGTCCCGACTGTCGGACGAAATGGCCGACATCGAAAATTCCTGGCTATCCCAGGGGAAAGAAGGAGACACCAATGAACCTACTGGATGAAGCCAAAGCTGTCATCGAGGAGCGGGGCAGAACCCACGGGGATTTCCGTGTGGTCCACGCAACCATAGCAGAACTGTGGACGACTTACGCGGGCATGGGAAAGTTCGAAGATTACAATGTCGCCATGATGATGGCGTTGTTGAAGGTAGGAAGGATCATCGTGAATGAAGAAAAAGGGGGCCAGCATAACGACGACAACGCGCTTGATTGCTTGGGCTACATCTACTTGGCACACGAGTTGAGGAAAGGAGACACGAATGCCCCTATGGGACACGAACAAGATGAACACGAGGATAGAGAACCTTATCAGCCGGTTTCAGTCGGGGGAGATTGACGAGCATCAGATCGAACAAGGGTTCGATGACCTGGGCGTGGAGTCTTCAAATATCCTCGCACTGAGGGAAAAGCCGGAATCACTGAAGACAGTCAAGAAGGAGTGGACCCCGCTAGGTAAGCGGCTGATCGGGGAACATGTCTTTAACACGACATTCGGGATGAAAATCAATGGCTAGGGGGCCGGGGGTAGCGGAACCATCCGCGCGCCCGGAACGACAAACCTTCTTCATAGGCATGGACCCCGGGATAACAGGCGCGGTCGCGCTTTTGGACCATCGCAAGCATGAGGTGCTTATTGAGGACATGCCGACCGTAACAATGAAGATTTCCGGGCGGAACAGGAACCGCATCGTCGAGCCTGTCTTGGCGGCGGTGTTAAGAGAGTGGGCCCTGACCCGGGACATCTTTGCCGTTATCGAACAAGTCGGAGCGATGCCAGGGCAGGGAGTAACCAGTACCTTCACCTTCGGGATGTCGTTCGGCATTTGCACTGGTGTCTTGGCGGGGCTGAACATCCCCAGCGAGACAGTTCGACCCCAGGAATGGAAAAAGCTCGTTCGGGTACCAAGGGGTAAAGACGCCTCACGGGCGATGGCTGCGCGGCTTTTCCCGAGACAGGCGGCTTTGTTCGCCCGAAAGCGAGATGACGGTCGCAGTGACGCCGTACTGTTGGCAATTGCGGCTCACAAATTACATCAACAAAACAAATTTGTTGACTGAAACCAAATACGTTACTATTTACCAATGGACGTCATGCCAGACGATCACGAGGAAACGTTGGAAACGTACAGTAGAAAGCATAAATAATGAGCAAAAGAAAAGGCAGCCGAATGGCCCCGGACACGATCCGTCCCCTGGCCGATCTTGTTGGCGCACAGATATCAGCAATCGCCCCGACACCCGACCAAGTTGAACAAACTGACCCGATCAGGCAGTTCGGACGGACACAAAGAAAACTGAAGACGAAACGGTTTTCCAGCCTTTACATATGGGGCCAACGCGAGTGCCGGGTTGAACTGGTGGGAGAATGGCTGCCCGCCGCCCCGAACCCAAACCGATACAACCGGGCTCTCCGGATAAACGTCTTGAACGCCAGATTTTCGGCGGGGATGGCGAATGATATCGGGCTGCACATGTCTCCGGCAGAGTTGATTACCCTTCTCCCGGGAGTTTCCGCGCCCACTATCCGGCGCGAACTCCAATTGCTTGTAACCCGGGGCCTAATTCTCCTGGTGTCGGACCCTTCGGATAATCGCAGGAAACTAATTTTCCCGACACAAAAGTTCATGCACTTGTTTTTCCGCACCACGCTCACGAAGTTGGTTCTTCGTTATGGTTTGGTGTACGGGTCCGACCGGTTGGCCGCCGCGACCTTCCACACCAGATGGTGTCAAGATTTCCAATTTGACCCGGAAATCTTAAACATTGGCCGGGAATTAGTGAACAAAACGTCCACCTTTTCGAGAGTGGTCCAGGTTGACGCCAAGGAGGACGTCGCACTTTTCTGCTAAAAATGGGATAAAAATAGGGGACATATTTTAGGTGGTTTTTGTTGGCAGACAAAGCCTACAGTGTTTTCAGACGCCGGAACAATCGGCGATCACGAAAAACCGTAGGAAACGCGAATGCCGACCAGCAACCTCCCCCCGGACAGCCTTCGGCCATACCAAGTCACTGGCGCGGCATTTCTCGCCGGGCGGACCCGAGCCGGTTTATTCGACGACTGCGGACTAGGTAAGACCCCCCAGACCCTTGTAGCGGCGAAGATGGTCGCCGCTAAAAAAATCTTGGTAGTTTGCCCGGCAGTCGCCCGGTACCACTGGGCGCGCGAAGTGCAGCGGTGGTTCGACCAGGACGCCGACATCAAGGTTGTCACTTCAAAACTCTCCAAACACCCCGCCCTGGCGGATATCGTCATTGTCTCCCACGATCTTCTCGTCTCTGCGGACACGCATACCGCGCTGCTGGGGGAGAGTTGGGATTTGCTTGTGATCGATGAGGCGCACTTCCTGAAATCGAGAGGCGCAAAAAGGACAAAGGCCGTCTACGGAAGTCGATGCGATTTGTCGGGCCGTGCGCTGGCCGCCCAGGCCAAACGGGTCTGGGTGCTGACAGGCACCCCGGCCCCCAACCATGCGGGCGAACTCTGGACACATTTACGCGCCCTGTATCCGAGCGCGATCCCGGGGGTCAACGGCACACCGATGGGTGAGAACGAATTTATCTCGCAGTATTGCCGGACAGCCGCAACCCCTTGGGGCCTCCAAGTGCAGGGTTCGAAAAACATGGGCGCGTTGAGAACCAAGATGGACGGGTTCTTCCTCCGGCGTTTAAAGAAAAATGTTCTGACGGATTTACCGGCGGTCACAGTCGGCGCGTTACCCATATCCTTGAAGCGCGCTGACGGTCAAGGCATGAACAAGGTTCTGTCGCAGTACCCCGACGCTGCGCATCTGGCGGAGGCGGCGAAGACGTTGACGGAGGACGGCCTTCTGGACTTTCTCCGGGCGAACGCAGCGGAACTTGCTACTTATCGGAGACACACCGGTCTACTCAAGTTACCGGTTTGCCTGGAATGGTTGAAAACAGAAATGGGCTCGACCGATAAAAAGTTCATTGTCTTCGCAATCCACCACGCCGTCATCGACGGTATCGTAGACCACATGGCGGCGTTCAACCCCGTCAAGATAGACGGTCGAGACAGCGCCCGAGACCGGGACAACGCAGAACAGAAATTCACACATGACCCCCGGTGCAAGCTCTTTGTGGGCCAAATCACTGCCGCCGGTACAGCAATCACTCTCACCGTGGCGTCCGATGTTGTTTTCTTTGAGGCCGATTGGACGCCGTCAAACAACTACCAAGCCCTTTCACGGGCGCACCGTTTCACCCAGACCCGGGGTGTCGTCGCCCGGTTCCTGACGCTCCACAACTCCATCGATGACACAATCCAGCGGGCGCTTACGAGGAAGACCCGCGAGCTGACACAACTGTTCAACTAGGTAAAAGAGGTAAACATGTCTGTAGAAGTCAAAATTGTCGCAGAGAATACCAGTTCCTTGCTGAAAAAGTTAGGAGAGGTCGCGCAGACGATGACCGATCCGCGCGCCCTCCCCGATGTTAGTACCATGGTGAGCGCCATCAACACCCAATTGCCGCCGGGGATGGAGTGCGTGATCCTCGATCACCAAGAATCGAAAACGGAAAAACCCAAGACGAAAAAGAAAGCCGCTGCAAAAACGGCTGAAAGCGCGCCGGACGTTCCCGCTGAAGACGCAGCCGAAGACCCCCCAGTGGGCAGCGATGACCAACGTGCGTTCGACGACGCATTGGACCTCCTGGCGCAATGTTACGAACAGGAGAGCGGTAAGCGCGCTGTCCAGGCTCTACTCACGAAACACCGCGCCCAGAAGTTCAATGATATTGCTATCTCCCACGGGCCTGATTTGCTGAAGGCCGCAAAAAAGATTGTGGCGGATTGCGCCCCATGACGGAAGACACCGCGCAGCATTCAATTCTTGGTGCGTCTGGCATGGACCGCTGGTCTCAGTGTCCCGCCAGCGTTTCACTCTCCACTGGTCTGAACTCCTTGACGTCTTCCTTCGCAGCCGAAGGCCAGGGCGCTCACGCCTTGACAGAGCATTGTCTTGTCACCGGGGAAGACCCGCAACTCCTTATCGATGCGGAGTTCCCGTCAGACCTGGGCCCCATCAAGGTGGACGCCGAGATGGCAGACGCAGCGGAGATGTATTTGGATTTGTGTGCGACCGTGTCCCAGAAAGCGAAATTCAACGCAGCCGAAATCCGGGTCAACGTGAACGCTCTTTGGGGGGACGACACCCCACCCGCAGACATGTTCGGCACAGCGGACTATGCGTGTTGGGGGACCCCCGACCGGCGGCTAACTGTCATTGATTTCAAATATGGCAAGGGTGTCGCCGTCGATATAGCCACCGCTGGTGGACTTAATCCCCAACTCCAGTATTACGCTCTTGGTGTCCTGCTTGGCATCCGGCAAGACGGTGAACAGTCGCCGCTATGGGTTGACATCTACATCTGCCAACCCCGGGCAGATCATCCGTCCGGGCCGATCCGGCGGGCCACTCTGTCTGTCCTGGATTTGTTGGCCTGGGGCCATGACGTCCTAAAGCCCGCAGCCGAAGCGTGTTTCGCCGACAACCCGAAGGCTGTTGTTGGCCCCGGGTGTCGTTGGTGCCCCGCCAAAGGCCGGTGTCCTGCCCTTCGACAGGTCGCGCAAGAAACAGCGCGGGTTGAGTTCGACGGACTGCCGCCACTACCGATAGACCTGGACGACACAGAACTTGGTGCGGTCCTGGACAAGTCGGAGATTATCCGCGCGTTTCTGGACGGTGTCCGGGCGGAAGCCTCCGGGCGGCTTGACCGGGGCGGGCGTGTCACCGGCTGGAAGCTGGTGCAGAAACGCGCTGTCCGAAAATGGTTAGACGAGGACCAAGTGTTTAGAATACTGGAAGACGCTGGACACCAGAACGACAAAATTCGTGTAACGAAGATCAAATCTCCAGCGCAGATGGAGAAGGTTCTCAAAGATGACCAAGAGACCCTTGGCCGTCTGACTGATTTGATCTCAAAGGCAAGTTCGGGGGTCAGCCTCGTTAGGGACCTGACCCCCGGGCAAATTGCTGCTGCTGCTGACGCAGCGGCGGACTTCGATGAAATCCCGGAATGACCCGGGTTTCAAACCCGACCAACACCAATGAAAAGGAAAAGTCAAATGAGTGAAACTCTTCGTACCCCGGTGGGCGTGTCTTCGTTTGTTCACCTGTTTACCCCCCGGGCCCCAACGGCGGGCGCTGAACCCCGTTTCTCCATGAATATCCTATTCAATGGAGAGGCGCAAACCTCGCCTGAGTTCAAGGCTCTCCAGAAGGCCGTGAAGGGATGCATCAAAGAGAAGTGGGGGGACAACCCGCCGTCGAAGCTCCGGAACCCGTTCCGGGACGCCAGCGAGAAAGACTATAACGGCTATGAGGAAGGCGTCATCTACATTAGCCCGTGGTCTAAGCAAAAGCCCGGGATCGTGGACGGTCGTCTGCAAGACGTCCTGGCCCAAGACGATGTCTTTCCGGGGCAACTGGTGCGGGCGACGATCCGTCCCTTTGCTTATGACAACTCCGGCAACAGGGGTGTCTCCTTCGGGCTGCAAAACGTGCAGATCGTGAAGAAAGACATGCCGCGTCTTGACGGTAAGAAGGCCGCTAACAAGGATTTCGAAGCGGTAGACGACGACGCTGGAGAAGACGCCGACCCGTTCGACAACAACTTCGATTCCTAGCCCCGGTCCCGGCGCATCTGTTTTTTTTAACAGATGTGTCGGGTAACACGGCAAACACTGCAATACTAAGGAACCACGATATGCTGCATGACAATCTATCGACCACGCCTACAAAACGGATACCGTCCCTTTATAAGCTGAATTTCCTGGCCGATTGGCTGACCGGGCGGATAGACCGGCTGTCGGGTGTCATAATCTCGACCGGCGGGGGGACCCCCGAAATCGAGACCCACATGAACGCCTTGGCGCTAGAACTCAACCATGTCACTGAACTGGTCGAGCAACAAGGAGGCGGCCATGAACGAGATTAAGATCATAGGCCGCGACATCGTCTATGCCGGAGAAGTGGTCGCCCGGCTGAACAAGGAAAATCTAGCCTCGACGGAAGACCGGTTCCTGACTGACATCCAGGCGGTTGAGACCCCGGGATCAAACAACTGTCAGGACTGCCGCTGGTACGACCCAGACGTGGACGGTTGATGTGGCAGAAACGCTACACCTCGACGTGGAGACTATCTCCGCAGCAGACCTCCGGCAAACCGGGGTCTTCAGATATGTTGACGACCCCACAACAGACGTCATTGTCGCCTGCTACGCCTTCGGCCCCCAGGGCCCGGTTGGTGTCTGGCTACCAGGGCAGCCGTGCCCCCCGGATGTTCGAACCCATATCGAGAACGACGGAAAGATTGCGGCATGGAATGCACAGTTCGAGCGTCTGGTTTGCGGCGGCATACTGAGCCCAAGACACGGCTGGCCGCAAGTGCCCAAAGAGAACTGGGTTTGCACAATGGCGCAAGCCAGCTATTGGGGCCTCCCTCTATCGCTGGACATGGCCGCCGCCGCTATGAAGGGACCACCCAAGGACAAAGACGGCCACGCTTTGATGTTGCGCATGTCTCGGCCTCGGAAGGTCAACACTGACGGTACTTTCGAATGGTGGCACGAAGACGACCCGGCGCGGTACCAGCGGCTACAGGACTATTGCGTCCAGGATGTCGAGGCAGAACGTAGCATCGCGTATCGCCTCCCTGCGCTGCCGCCACAAGAAGTCGCGGTCTATCAATCGGACCAAGCAATCAACGACCGGGGTGTCTGGCTTGACGTAAATCTTGTGCTTACCATGGAACGCTATGCCGTCAATGCCAAACAGGCCCTTGACCTCGAAATGACGCAGGTCACCGGGGGCACGGTCAAGACATGTAATCAGGTCGCTAAAATTCTCGGATTTGTCCGGCAGACATATCTGGGGGTGAACTCTCTGGACAAATCTTCGGTTACCAAGGCGCTCGCAGATAGTCACCTGACCGGAAACGCGAGACGCGCTGTTGAACTCCGCAAGCTCGCGGCCAAGAGTTCCACGGCAAAACTGGCGTCAATGCTGCGCTGCGTCGGGACCGATAGCCGTGTCCGGGGCATGTTGCAATACTACGGAGCGTTTCGCACCGGTCGCCACGCCGGGAGATTGATCCAACCACAGAACATGCCGCGCGGTGAAATCAAAAATGTTGAAAAAGCGATCACCTGGATGCTCGACGGCGTCGCCCCTGAGATGATCGAGATGACCTTCGGCCCGATACTCACGGTCGTGTCTTCGTGTCTCCGGGGGTGTCTCGCCGCGCCGGAGGGTAGAGAACTTGCTGTCGTCGATTTCTCACAAATCGAAGCGAGGGTTTTGGCATGGGAAGCCGGGCAACAAGATATCCTGGATGTTTTTGCAAACGGCGAGGATGTGTACGTTTACGATGCCAAGCAGATCGGTTCGGACAACCGGGCCCTGGGCAAAGTCTGTCGGCTTGGTCTGGGCTACGGCATGGGCAAGGCCAAGTTTGTCGAGACGGCAGTCACCTACGGCTTGTCTCTGACTGAAGATTTTGCCGGGGAAGTCGTTTCCGGCTGGCGCAAATCGAACCCGTACATCACGGGGTTCTGGTACGACTGCCAGGACGCCGCCATGAAAGCAATCCGGAAACGGAAAATCTACCGGGTGGGTAAAGTTTCATACGCAATGATGGGGGGAAACCTGATCTGCAAATTGCCGTCCGGGCGGTACTTGGTCTACCGGGAGGCTCAAGTCGAAACGGACGAAGAAGGCCGAGGGCGAATTACATACCTCGGGATAAACCAGTATAGCCGCAAATGGGAGCGGCAAGACACCTGGGGCGGAAAGCTGGTCGAGAATATCACCCAGGCCATTGCTAGAGATTTGATGGTCGAAGCAATGCTGCGCCTCGACCACGCCGGTCACGAGGTACTGCTGACCGTGCATGATGAATTGATTGTTGAACTACCAGAGAAGACCTCCGGGGGCCTCCCGGACATAGAGAAAACCATAAAGATCAACCCGGGGTGGGCCGCTGATTTGCCGACCGACTGTGATGGCTGGGTAGGACGACGATACCGAAAATGAAAGGCGCTCCGTCTGTTATTGCGAACGACAAAGCAAGACGATAAAATGAACACCCTTTAACGGCAAGGCCCCGGCGGGGAACCACTCCCACCGGGGCCATTAACACTCAACACCCTGAAAGGAAACACAGGAATGCCTAACCACAATATACTCCCTCCACCCCGGGATGACAAGCCTCTAACGGGGGGAGGGCGCTGCGGTGGACGGCGGTAGTAATGTGATTACAATCGCAAAACGTGTCGAACTCTCCAACGAAGATTTCCTCAGAGGAATTTTCGGAACCGAATGGAAACGGGCGCACACCACCAGTTTCAAGGAAGACCCATATGATCTGGATACCTTGAACCTCCGGCACTACTGGGGCGGAGGACCCGCCGAGACACAGCTACAGTATTGTACGGAAGACCGGAACACCTATTTTGTCATTTCACTCTTTGAACTCGCCGATGATGGACGTGCGCGGCGACGCAAAGACCTTCACGATGCGACGTATGTGATCACGATTGACGATGTTCACGACAAGGTCCCTGCGGAAAACCTGAAGGATTTACCGGAACCGAGTTACAAGCTGGAGACCTCCCCGGGGAATGAACAATGGGGCTACCTGTTGGAGACACCGGAAACCCGACAGGAGAGAATAGACGCGCTGCTGAACGGTCTGGTTGCTGCGGGCATTGCTGATGACATGAAAGACCCAGGCATGAAAGGCGTCACCAGATATGTGCGTATGCCGGTGGGCTCGAACACCAAGAAAAAATACAACGCCGCCTACAAATGTAAACTGACGGTTTGGGAACCAACACGCAAATTCCAACTTGAAGATTTAGCGCGGCCATTCGGGATCGATGTCACGAATGTTTCGGCGCAGACCTCACGGTACGGCACGGGCATCCCGGAGACAGAAGACCCGATAATCCCGTTGCTGCATCAAGCCGGGGTATTCAAAGGCAAGATCAAGCCGGGCACCTACGATGTCGAATGCCCGTGGATAGACGAACACACCGGGGCGGCGGACAGCGGAGCGGCATACCTGTCTCCGTTCGGTTTCCGCTGCCACCACGGTTCGCATGACGACAGACATTTCGGGCATGTTCTGGATTACCTGGAGGAAAACATCACGGGTGCCAAAAAGTCTGTGCAATGGGCTCAGATGGTCCACGAGTTTGATGAAGAAAGCCGCTGGCCGTTCACGATTGCCAAGACATGGAGGACAAAAGACGTCATCGAGGAACACGCCGGTTGGCTGACCCACTTACAGACTCTGGACCCCGCCCGTTACGACAGCTTGGTGGAACAGTGGGATATCGTGTGCGGGGTCTCAGGCAGTGTGATCGCAGACATAGAAAGAGGCGCGGAGGCAGAACACGAACACAGAAACACCGGGGGCCTTGGAGTTCTCCGGCCTTCGGATTGGGCCGGAAGACCGACTCCGGTGCGTGATTGGGTGGTGGATGATTGGCTGCCGCGCGGCAAAGTCACGTCTCTGTACGGTGACGGCGGTTTGGGAAAAACACTTCTAGCGCAGATGTTAGCGACTTCACTGTCGAGAGGCGACGATTGGCTTGGTGAAAGAACGAAGAAGACACGGGTTCTCTGTGTCCTGTGTGAAGACGATGAAGAGGAGATGTGGCGTCGGCAGGATGACATCAACAGAAAATTCGTCCTGGATATGAACTCCTGGGACGACGACGACAGCCTCTTTTATATGTGCCGGGAGGGGGAAGATAATCTACTGATGACGTTCGACAAGCAATCTCTGGGTACACTGACGAACTTCTGGGCGAAGCTCCGAGACACGGCTGTGGCCTTTGACGCCGAGGTAGTAATTCTGGACACCCTGGCGGATATCTTTGGGGGCAACGAAATCAATCGGCTGGAAGTCAGACAGTTTGTGCAGCGGGCTCTTCTGGGGCTGGCGCAGAGCATCAACGGTAGTGTTCTGTTTTTGGCGCACCCGTCTCAGGCGGGCAAATCGTCCGGGCAAGGCTTCTCTGGCTCAACTGCGTGGAACAACTCAGTCCGGTCAAGATGGTATCTTTCGTCGATGGACGAAGATGATTCACGGGGGAATTACCGCAGACTGTCGCGGGTCAAATCAAACTACAGCGCGTCGGGTTCGGACACGGACAAAATCCTTGAGTGGGAAAGGGGGGTCTTCAGGGTTGTGCGGTCGGCTGAAGACGGCGAAGTCGATGAGACCACCGGAAAATCTCAGAATGATGTGGAAATCGGGAAGATCATTATTGACGGTGTATTGCTGGCGGACAGGCAAAAAGTCACATTGGGAAAAAAGAAGGGTGCCAGGACTGCGTATCTAGCTGATTGGTGCCGACATGAGATTTCCCGGGCGGATATCTACACGGTCAGCATGATAGACCAAGTGATGCGGCGCATGTTGGTAGAGGGTGAACTTGTCGAGGGCGTGGAAAAATCCTGGCGTACCGACGGGGGCACGGGCCGGAACAAAGCCCGGGGGATCGGGTATGTTGACCTGGACTCAGCAGGAGCTGCGCGCGATGAGATTAACCCATTCTCGTGATAGAGGGGTCCTGGTGTCTCAGAGTGAACGGATTACAAACCGTTAGAAAATTCACCTATAAAATTTACCTAGTTAATCCGGCGGTCGTGAGCGTCAGCGGCAGCAGCAGATGCTACGGTAGAACCGCGAGGCACGATTTCAACTTTACCGCCCGCATCGACCACACGCGCTGCGATTAGACCAAGCGTCGCAGCTTGTGCCGTCACCGTTGGCCAGCCGAGAGACTGTGCCTCAACATCGTCGGCGGCGAGTCCAAGT